AATGGTATTTTTCCATTCCGGCATTCTAAATAAAGTTGTTTCTCGCCCCTTTCGTCTTTCTTTTCAACTTTCTTAACTAATAAAGACCCATATCGTGTGTGCGCATCCCTCATATCGTTCAAGGCCTTAGCAAAGTTAGTGTCCTTCATCCACACCTGGATGTCTTTTGACAGCAGCCAACTCTCTAAATAATGATTACCGTCATCGGAAGTAATGTTTATGTCTTTTGTGTCTAAGTCCTTGGCGGAGTTTTCGACATCGCAGATTGCGTTTAATATCTGAAAGAAAGGTTTCTCTCTCCCCAGCTCGTCTTTCATCCCTTTTAAATATTTTGAGTTGTTATAAAACTCAATCGTTCTTATCTGGTCTTTTTGCGAGAATGGCAAACCAGCGACTATATCAATGGTCTTCGCATAGTTATCTTTTATCGTTTCTATTTCGGTGTTAATTTTCATTATGCCGGCATATTCCCCTTAATATAATTATCTACTATTATTATTAATATTTCTGGATCTGCTCTCCATCCGGTCAAGCCGTTCCAGCGGGTCAATCTCTTCCCTGCTAAAATTATCTTTCTCAAAATACATGCTTCGTATCAAGGCAAATTCCTGAGGGTCTGAAAGAGTTGGTCTATTATTTATTTTTTTTATGATTTCCTCCATATAAATAAAAAGAAGGGCATGCCATTTTCTGGCATCCCCCCCGTTTGTTTTGGTTAGGGATTAAAAACTATTTTATTTATCAATTATACCCGATAGCAACAGAGATGTCAAGCCCCCCGATGGCATATATTTTTATCCCCTTTCAACAATAGTTTTATCGCTCCTACGAATCTTTTTTAAATCATCAAAATATAGAACCACACTCCCAGATTCAATTCCCATTATATCGTGATTTTTTATCCACTCCAAATTATCTCTGTTTTGCATACACCAATTCAGGAAATCAGAATCCTCACGGGATAGTCCCATCACCCCAAATTCAATTATTTTCTGATGGTAGAAGCTGGAGGTTTTATTTAGCATGAAACAAATTATAAAAAAATTTTTGAATTGAAATTATAAGTTTCCGCCACCAAGCTGATTCCTGCGCTATCTCAACTACTGGTTTCGGTGTCTGCGTTTTGAATCTGTCAGAATATAAATCTTCTAATCCCCTGTTCTTGAACCACAGCCATCGCTTGCGTCTTCTCCTTCCATAGAATCCTCGCTTAGCTTGAATTTGTTGTAATTTTTTCTTTCCAATCATCTTGTTTGCGGTGGTATATTCCTTAGACGCGACAGCAAACGATCTGCTCTCTCGCTTTCTGTAACTTCTGTCGCGTTGCTCACCACCGTTGATAAAACATATTTTATTCCAGCCATACTATGGTTAGCGCTTTTCGGATCTTCTACGTTAAGTATCTTTCCATCCCTATCGGTCATCCATAGATAATTTCTATATTCTTTTAAAGTGTTAAACGATCTTCTCGTAATCGAAATCCTTTGATTCTGGACTACTCCTATCGACCACTTAATAAACGTTTCTGATTTGCTCTCTCCCCTTTTCTTTGACACTCCTACCACATTGACTCCGAACCCTTTAATCTCGTCAATGCTTTTTGGTTCGGCAGAATCAGCTATGACCAATGTCTGCGGGCTTTCTAATGCTAACAAGAAATCGGCTAATGGCTTGTTGAGCATCCCTTTCTGATATAATTGTTCGTCAACTATGTATCCGCCATTGTAATAATAAACATCTCCTATCGAAGTTGGATCGTTAGTATATCCGAAGTCCAGCCACCTTGCCTCCAATCTTGCCTCGTGCGGTATCTCATCTATAATCTGCCAATCCTTATAAATCCTCGTGGTTATCACTCCAAGCTTTCCCTCTCCGTAAACAGTCCACCATTCTTTGTTGTGCCTGTGCGATTCTATTTCTGCCCTTGATGTTTCGTCCAGCGCCTCGTTGTCTAAATATGTCAAAGGCCCCAAATATCCGTCTCCCAAGAAATCTATATCATCTCTCTTGTTCAACATCTCGGTATAAAACCAGAACTCCTCTGACGGGTTCCAATCCAACCACACTATCTTTCTAGTTCTCGTAATGAGCTGATCGGCTATGTTGTAAGGGAAGTGAACTGCCTCATTCAAGAATAACACATCTCTTCTCGGGCCATGCGCCTTGCCGAACTTATCAAATGAAATGAACTCTATAACGCTCCCCCCCGGAAAGATATATTTCTTGCCATTCAACCAACTATTATCATTCCAATATCCGTGAGCAACCATTATATTCTTAAAGTCTCTAATCGCCCCTAATTCTAAATGTGGAGCAGATTCTCCAACCACCGTTATAACTTCATCCTTCGTGCTTTGGGCATAATCTATCAGCCAAATAATAATTGATATTGTCTTACTTGCTCCCGTTCCCCCCGACACTGCCCGGATTCTCTTCCGGAGCTGGAATATCTTTTTGGTCGCCTGAGTTGTTTTGAATAGATTGTCCGGCATTTGTATTATTACTTAATCCTCCAAATATAGGTATTTGAATTTCTTTTCCTCCACTTGTTATATCAGTCTGTTGTTTATTGGCGTGAAGTTTATCCATTTCTTTGAGTAAAACTTTTTCTAACTTAATAAATTTATTATTTAGTTTATCTGTATCTTTACCTTTTCTTACTGCATCTACATAAGCAAAAAGCCAATTAACATGTTGTCGCATTTTTTTTAATTGTTCTTCCTCATATTCATAACCCTTTCTTCCACCACCCACATTACCTATTTTGCCTCTTGCATTTGGATTAGCCATATTCAGTTTAGACTGAATTTTCCATAATTAAAACATTATTGGCTCTTCTTTTTGACGCTGCCAAGTCCCCTTCCACTTAATAAGATATTGATTTTCAAGCCTCATTCTATTTTGTCCGTGTATTGTTTCAAATATCTCACTCTGAACCGGCAAATCTGGCTTAAACTCCCTGTAATATTTTAACCAATGTGCCTCTAGCTTAATCGCCACATCTTTGCTGTCTACTATCGGGAGGTTAGGAAGTTTTTTTGAGATGAACCGCCCCTGATAGTGAAAGTTTCCCCGAGTCAACACTACATTCTCGTTTTCTATTGCGAACAATTTATCAAATAAAGTTATGTCTTTTACGATTGTGGTATCATGCAAAAAAACAAATTCATCGTAGTTCTCTTTGCCTTTTTGGATACATCCAAGTTCCCATCTATTTTCTTGATTTATTATCAGCCTATCTACTTTTTTGTTTGATATGTTGGGAGAATAACCCCCGTTGGAAACTACCATTACGGGATATCTTACATCTTTTATGCTTTCCAAGCAATCTGGCAAAAACTCACGGGTGTATTGCGAAGTTCCAATAATTATACCACGCTTTATATTTTTTGGCAACACTTTCGGTTTATCTAGGTCATCCTTTAACTCCGCGAAGATCCCTCCGTTTGTTTCTAATGCGCTCTCCATCATAACATCGTGAGTGTCTTGCAGCATCTCTCTTATTAAACTTTTCTCCTTGTCGCCGTGCCATTCGCCCCTAATATACCTTACATTTTTTAGATATGGCTTATAATCTTTTAAAATCTCTGATTCCATTCCTTCTGTATCAATTTTTAGTAAATCTATCCTTGGGAAATTATACTCGTCAACCAAATCTTTCAAGGTGCAAGCTGGAACTTTAATCTCTTTCACTTTCTTTGAACCCATAGGAGCGTATAAGTCCCATCTGAAATGTCCCGACACGTGGCCATTGCCTGCCCACTTACAAACATTGAAAGTAACTTCTTTTCTATCATCGCCAATTACTGCCTTTTCAACATAAGTTAGTTTATTGCCTGTGTTTATCTTAGCATACTTCATACATTCTGGCTCTGGCTCGCATACTAATATCTTGGCTTTTGGGTAAAAGGTTTGGAACTTAAAACTTGCTGCGCCTAAGTTAGCACCGATATCTACAATATATTCTAAAGATTTTTCGGTTTGGTATAATTCTCTAATGCGGTATTCATCATTTTGGATAACCGCAATCTCGTGTGCCTTTGCACATTCAGCTAATTCTCCTTCTGTTGGTTGGATTGCCATTTTATTAAGTAATTTGTTATTTTTTTTACTAATGGTAAATTATCACCAATAAGCCCAATCGCCACATTTTATTTAACAATTTGTCTAAAATACTCTAAAAATGGCTCTTCGTTTCCCTTTAAACTTTCCCTTTGGGTATGATAAAACCCGTGATAAACCAAAGCGTCCCCACAAAACCATACAGGCCTCTTGAACTTCTCAGGCAGTTCCCAGGACAATTGAGCTTCCTCGTTTGGACCACACTCAATATGGTCTTTGCCCCACCAAGCTATGCTACAAATAGAAAAATGTTTGTAGTCATCAAATGATTTACTTGGTAGACAATAAGCATGCAATGTTTTTTCTTCGTATCTTTTCTTAAATGTATTAAAAATATGTTTATATAATTCAGAAGAAGTGTAATTGAAAGCATCCAAATATGCCCAGTCCAAATCGTCCGGTCTTTCTTTTCTGACAATTCCGTGCTCCTCACTCAATGCTCCAATTTCCTGATGCCAAGAAGTGCAAAGTGTGCTGTTTATTATGTTCGGGTAAACAGCGAATGCGTCTGGGTGGTCTATTCTCGCCTGACAGATTTTCTCCAATGCCCCTTCCTCCGCCCAAACAATATCGTCATCAAGTCGGATGTAAATTGTATCGTCATCGTGGGCAAACTTGAAAAACTTGTGGGTCTGTAAAGCATTGTAGCTTTCCCAGGTAGGAATTATCGGCTCGTCTATTTTATAGATCTTAACCTTTGGATTCTCTTTTGCCATGCTCTCGATGTAGGCTATGTCTGTTGGGTTTATGGTATTGAGCCAAAGCGACCATTCTGAAATCAGCCCATCTGCAATTTTTCTATACAAAAACTTCTTCATTATAGACAGATATCGTTCTCGTCCGGCCGGGGTTACGATGGAAACCTTATAATTTTTATACATTTGCCTTATCTATTTTATCTATCTCATTATACCATTTTTTTCTCTTTTTGCGAAATTCGTCAAACCATTTATCACCCTTGTAACGTTCAGGGTCTTTCCAAAATTCCTCGTTATGCCTTAGCCCGACTGCTTCTTTTTCCAATGAAGTAAAAACATTACTAGCCCTTAAATGGTTAACCTCTGCATAACCGCTAACAATAGCCCAATTTTCTTTTGCGAAGTCTTTTATCATCATTATCCCCATCCAAATGTCGTCCCAACGCTCTGCGCCCTTGAACGCTCCAACTGGTGCGAAATAAACATACTTCAGAGCTGACCGATGGAAGCAGATATTCATTCCACAAATGCTCGTAAAGATTCCTTTTGGGATTACGCCTTTGTAAAAATCTACCTTCGTATTCCCCTTAAGCAATTGTGAAGGCGCATCCCAATCATAAACTCCGCGCCAAATTCCATGAGAAAATCTTACAGGTGCCTCCTCCCTGACATTATAAGGTTGCCCACGCATATAATCGCTTGCCGTAGAGATCCAACTAATAGGCACTCTGCGATTAAGTTGGTCAATGTGATCCTGGATAGGGTCGCCGATCGGTGTGCAGTCATCATCGGTCGTAAAAATATACTCAACATCTGGTAGGTTTTGTGCGATATAATAAAAACCCAATTGTCTTACCCCAGCGCACTTGTTACTCACCAAATCGCTTTTTAAGCTTGTCCTTTCGCCGTTGTGCTCTATCTTGGGTGTTTCCCCTGCGTCATCCACTAAAACAAACTCAACATTATGCTTGTCAAACAAGGGTCGCCATGCTTTTAAAAAGGCAGATATTGTTTCTGGGCGGATAGATGGGACAACCGCAGCTATAGTTTTAACCATCTGGAATTTTCAGGAGCAATCCCCCATTTAACGGTTTTTTCTAAGGTTTTTTCAAACTCTATCGGGTAACTAAAGCCGGCTTCTTTTAGTTTTTCTCCTGAAAGTGCATAACGAAGATCATGCCCGGGCCGGCTGGAATGGAATGAAATCATTTCTATCTTTGCTTCCTTGCCAAGTATTTTGCCTATCATCTTCGCCAAATCAGAATTGGCTATCTCCATATCGCCCACTATGTTCCAACATCCTTTTGAAGCATCAACCTTATCCAACCTCTCGTCTGTCTTTTCTAAAATAAATTGAAGTGCTTGTGCTATATTTCTCGCATGCAAGTAATGACGCTTACCAGATTCTTTCAGGTCAGGAGAAGAATGAATCTGTATTACTTCATCGTTAAGTATTTTTCTTATGCAAATGGGAATAAACTTTTCAGGATGTTGACGCTCTCCAATTATATTCATCGCGTTGGTTATGTTTATCGGCAACCCGTAGGTGTTAGAATAGGCCCTGCAAATACTCTCTTGGGCATCTTTACTCGCAGAATATGGGTTTCCGGCATTGTGCCTATCGCCCTCTTTGTAAGCAACTCCATCAGGAGCTGTGCCGTATGCCTCGTCAGTGCTAAATTGGATGAACTTCTTTAATCCCTTTATTTCTCTTGCCCACTCCAACATAACCAACATCAGTTTTACGTTGTTAAGGATGAAGTCGACTGGGTCTGCTATAGATCGGTCAACGTGGCTTTCGCTTGCCAGATTCAAAATATAATCCACTTCCCCAATTTCCTTTTTGACTCCATCGCTTAACGGTAATTGCAAATCAACGGCAAACAAACTTACTCTGTTTTCGTCAAACGCCTTAATGTCTCTTAAACGATCTAAACCACCTGAAGCGTATGTCAGTTTGTCTAAAACAATAATGTCGTAATCTGTATTGCGAAGATAATGCTCAATGACGTGGGAACCGACGAACCCGCAACCGCCCGTGCAAACGACCCGTGTTTTATTTCTCAAAGAATCTTTTTCTTGCTCCAAATTTTTGGTAATCATAATACATATGACATCTCACGCATAAGCGTTGATAGTCTGTTAATTTTCTTTTATATTTATGGTCTTTATTCGACCATTGTTATATCAGCAATCCTCGGAGTATGCTCTTTTCTTCCTCGGTTAACCCTATGGGCTTGTATGAACTGATGAAAGGAGTAATTTCAATCTCTTTTTCATCAAACTCTTTGATCGCCTTTCTTTCTTCTTTTATGCATTTTTTCAGTCCATCTCTTGAGTATTTGAACCCTCTATTATTCCCTCTGTCAGTTAAAACCTCTCCGGTATTCTTGTCTTCAAGAGCGTTGCTAATGCGAATGTCTACCAATCTTTCCTGCAACTCATCCAAAGTCGGCATATAATTTTTATCTACGAATCTCTTATATGCATATCCGAACTTTGATTTTTCCAATGTTTTGTCCTTCGCGTATAAAGAAGCGACCAAATTGTCTATCTTCTGTAGTTGTCCGAATGTTTTTTTCATATTTTGTTTAGTTATTTATTATTCTCCCAGCCTTTGATTATTTCTTTTCCATAATTTTTAGTAGCTAGAATACAACGGAACACTTAAGGGTAAATCGAGAAGCATCATTATCAGATAGCAGATAAGCAAAAGCACATTGCCGATTATTCCCACATAAAACATATCTAATTCTGGGTAATCCCCGAAAATACCTTTTGCTTCTTTTTTCTTCCCTTCTACTTCTTTCTTCATAGTTTTTATTCTGCAGGCGGCTCTTTTTTTATTTCCCCCCGACCTTTAAGATTTTATTCTCTGGGAGCATTTATTTTTTAGCCGATTTTTCAATATTCTATTGCTTTTGTTTTTATTATTACTGCCGATTTTGCTTCAATTATATTGATTATTGCTGTGTCTTTATACCCATCTCTTCTAATCCCAGAAACTTCGCCATAATTAGCAACCCAAACTGGCGTAGTTTTTCCCATCAAAAAATCACCACCTTTGTATCCTGTAAGAGTTTTACCAATAGTGTCTTTAAGCATTTTGAGAAAATCGGACAACAACATTGTCTTTCCTTTACTTTCGTATTCTAAAGCCAACTCATTATAACTTCCTCGCCAACTATCAATTCCTGTCGGGTGATATTTTTTGATGTCAAATAGAACTGGCAACTTTGGATTTTTAATGGCTTCCAATTTCAAAATTATTTCCCCTAATGTTAATTGCTCAGAAGTTTTAAAACTTTCTTGCCTCATTTTATTGACGGCATTAGTTAAAATAGATTGTAGCCCGAATGGATTTTCTAAATCTTCCATACTCTTTTTACTTTATGTTTTGGTTAGACCTTTAACATAATACTTCCTTACTGAACCTCTCCATTTCTTCATCACTATCCATCTTCTTTGTCCTCCTGCCCGTAATAAATATGGGCCGACTGTCAGCGTCAATCGTTTCGCTGTCTTTTAATATCAGATTCCCTAGGACATTTCCCACCCTTAGATAGTTTTTCCACCTGTGCCAATTCCGGTAATCGTGGCACAAATCTGTTTTATACCAGGTGCCACCATCAGTTTTAAGCTCTACTCTGATAAAAGTATTGCCGTTGACCGACTGCTTTGGTTCGTGGATTTTTATGATTTCAGCTATCATGAAGGTTGGACATAATTATTTCATCTTATCTAAATAAGTTAATCCTATTTTGTCCAAAGCCATTCTATACCATTCATTGAACTGGCTCTTTGGCTTTCCCAGCCCTCTGTCCTTGTCAGTAAAATATACATACATTCTTGCCCGCAATCTTTCGCTAGGAGTCTTCGTATCTTCATCCAACTCTATCTTAGGCAAATCTGTAATATCTGCCTCTGTTATCTGTTCAGCAAAGACGAACCAACCCAGCTTATCATAGAAGTCCATAATTGAAGCCTTGTCTTCTGAGGTAATCTCCTGGGTGTCCACTTGCAACCTCAATCCTTTATCAGCCATTGTGGTAATTTTAGATATTACTGCCGGAACTTTTAATGCTTCTCTTTCCATAAGTTAGTCGTCTTGCCCAAAGGCTTCTTCTACTTCCCTATTGCTCGGATCCTCGATAATGGGCAAATCTCTTGACCCTCCATCGTTGAACTTCTCAAACTTCTTCCAATAAAACCCTCCGTCTTTGTATTCTCCTAAATCTGCCTTAGCTCCGCATTTTCCGCAAACTACCTTTACGAAAGTATATCCCTTAGCCCTGTTGCCTGAAAGAGATACATCTTTACTCTTGCAAAGAGAACACTCGTCTGGCGTTGACGCTAACACTCCTGCGGAGAATAAAGCGTCTTTCTCCTTTGGCTCGTCTACCTCAAAAGAGATGAGAGCCTTGCCGATTTGTTTTTTAATTTGTATTTTCATATTTATTTTATTAGTTTTAATTCTTTGACCTTTACTTAAAATTAGTTTTTTGGACAACATTTATCCACTTTTTGAGAGGCAAGCAATGCTTAAATACCTCTATATCCATCTCATAAGGAGTCTTAACAGGATAGACCTCTATCTTGTTTTCCACTTTTTCGTAAATACGCTTTTCCTTGTTCCATTGGTCCATCTCAAGAGTTTTCGGCAACCTGACGATAATCCTCTCATCTATCTTAATGCCGTATTTTTCAAAACATTCCTGATAGCCAGCACATTGCAATATGTAATCCTCAGAAATATGAGAGGCAAATTTAAAGTCTATTAAAGCCAACTTTCCTGTCTTCATCACCGCTAATCCGTCCAGCGTGCCAGCATATCCTTCGCAAGGGTTAGCTACCATTGCCTCAGATAATATCCAGTAATCAACAGCTTCCTTCTCCCAGCCCAAGAATTGAGAAATCGGTCTGGCCAACATTCCTTCGGGAAGTTTAGGAAGCTCTGTCGCTCTTATTCTCGCTTTGACATAGTTTTGGAGCCACAAATGCCCGGCAGTTCCATCAATTAATGATTCTTTCTTTTTCCTGAAACTTGCACCCTTAGCGTCCTTCAGAATAGCTTGATATTCCTCCGGTGTCTGGCACGCCTTGATTTTGGCTAGCATTTCCTCGGCAAGCTCAGTATCTCCCTCGTAATCGGAGAAACCTAGGGCCTTAACCGCTTCTTTGGCACCCCAAGCAGATAACCAATCTTTAGGGACAATAGAGGATACGGTAGATACTCCCTGAAGCCACGATCCGTCAGACTTCCTAGTATAAATATGATTGATTTCGTCAAACGACACATCCCTCATCATCTGGATAATTGCCGTTCGTATCTTGTCCACCAGCACTACTTGACTTAATAATTTTTTATCTTTTAATATGTTTTCTAGGTTAGGAGAGTATTGTTCTACCTTAACCTTAGTTTTTTTCTTTTTTGTTTTTGCCATAAGTTTTAGGATAAGAGGAGGTCGGACAGCAACTGCGATTCTGCTTCGCCGTCCGACTAATCTCCCCCTCTTATGAATCCCAGTTAATTGTTAATCTCCCCACAAGGTATTATTTTTCTCTCTCCAAGAGAGCGTCTATCTCCGCCTGTCTTGCATATTCCTCGTCTTCCGCTTGCTCTTGGTCTTGGATAATGTCGTCTATGGTATCCATAATTTTATTTTTTGGTTGGTAATTGACCTTTTTTCTTTCCTGCGGGTTTTTCGTCCTCTAACCCAGTTTCTACCAAATCCCCGTAAGCTATTTCTCCGCTTATAAGTTTACCGCATTTTATCTCTTTTTCGGCTTTGCCGACCCATCTCCACGGAGCAGTCCCTGCGAATATCCTCATACCGCACTCTATTGTAGTTTTAGCAAAGATTTTTAAGCCAGATGTAATTCCGTATAACGCTTTTATTTTACCGCCCTTGGCAGAAATACCGCCCTCGGCAGAAATACCGCCCTTGGCAGAAATATCGCCATTGGCAGAAATATCGCCATTGGCAGAAATATCGCCATTGGCAGAAATATAGCCCTCGGCAGAAATACCGCCCTCGGCAGAAATACCGCCCTCGGCAGAAATATAGCCCTTGGCAGAAATATAGCCCTTGGCATAAATACCGCACTTGGCAGAAATATCGCCCTCGGCATAAATACCGCTTTCAAACCTAAGCCAACCAGTAGCTTCTATCTCTAGATTGCCGTTTATATTGGTTAAGTTTTGTTTTCCACGATAGACGCCATCTTCGGTAAAATCTTTTTGAGTTAATGTTATCGTTTTCATAGTTCAATTGAAATTAATGATTAAAAATACCGCCCACACCGCCACGACCATGAAGAGAAGGTATCTGTTAGTTTCTTTTTCTTCTCTTTGGCGGATTCTCATCTGGGCGAAGGTTTCGTATTTGCTTTTTTTAAGGTAGTTATACATTTTATTGTTTTGTTTATTTTTTTCGGCCTTTAATTCACTATCTCACCTTCTACAATTTGATTGTCGGATAGACGGATTTTGACTTTCTTGCCTGCGGGATTTGCTTCTTCCAGTCCAGTCTCTTTTAACTTGCCATATTTTATATTTCCGCTAACGAACTTACCGCAGGTTAGGGTTTCTTCCTCTTCGGTTGTTTCGCGCCATTCACAAACGCCTATAAAGACCTTACCCTTAACATTGTATTTGCCCTTTACTTCTGAATAGAGAGCAATTCTAGAAGAATCAGCGATTAAATCTCCGCCAACCTTCTGAGACCAGCCAACCTCCTGAGACCAGCCAACCTTCTGAGACCCGCCAACCTTCTGAGACCCGCCAACCTCCTGATACTCGCCAACCTTCTGAGACCCGCCAACCTCCTGAGACCCGCCAACCTCCTGAGACCAGCCAACCTTCTGAGACCCGCCAACCTCCTGAGACCCGCCAACCTCCTGAGACCCGCCAACCTCCTGAGACCCGCCAACCTTCTGAGACAAGCCAACCTCGTCAAACCCTTCCACTTCATAAAACCCGTGAACATTGATTGACTTTTCGACTTTAAGGTGTTTTACTTTGAGGTTGCCAGTTATTTCTACATCATTCTCAAAATAGACCGCCTCATCTGGCTTGATAAAATCGCCTTCTATTTTTTTGTCTGTATAGACATTGAATTTTATGCCGTAGATTTCTTTTGTTTTCATATTGTTATTTTTTAACTTGGTTTTTTTGCTCGGCCTTTAGCTGGCTGGGAGTTATCCCCAGCTTCACTCTCTTGGTTTAATTATATTCCTTTGTCTAATACTTGTCAAGTGCTATTTGCCAGCAGCTTTGTATTTAAGATAATGATACCTAACAAGCTGCCTACTTTTAAGCTTGACTATATCGGCAATCTCAGCGAAAGAAAAACCATTGCTGTCATCATAAAGCTTAGCTATTCTTTCACGCAATTCTTTTGTTTCGTGTTTTCTTCTTCTCATAGTTTGATTTTATCTTATTGTCGTTTACTTGTCAAGTAGCCGACCTGACATACCACTTTCGCCCGATGTCGGCCTTAGACGCAATATTTTGTCGCTAGTTTTTTTGGTAAAACCGCTGAAAAGCCTTAATTGCCTTATTTTTTCTTTAGTGTCGTCTATATTGGCTGGACATTTTATCACTGAATATCCCAAACGATTAAGCTCTCGGCCAGAGCAATCAGATAATGGACAAGCCCTACATTGGGAGGATTGGATTATTGGCATATCTCTTTTATCGCTGTTATTATTTTTATGGCGACTTGGGGGACGATTGAATTGCCCGAAAATAAATCTATATGGGTTATCATTTTATTTTTTACCGGCCGCCGCAGTTACCGCAACGCATTCCCCACGGCAAGATATTGCCACAAGTTGGGCATTCCCTTGACCCTTTATCTTGCCAACGACCTTTCTTGTCTTTCCATTGCCCATTTTTTCTCCTGATAATATCTTCCATAGCTTGTGGAGTAAATATACCAACAATATCTTTGGCGTTGACGATCTCGCCGTTGACATCTATAAACCCTCCTCTTTCAAGCTTTGGTAAAATATCCTTTATTCTATCGGCCTCAACGGACAACTCTGCTCCGTTTCGTAAGCTTATAACCCTTAACTCTTTTACTATTTCTTGATTCATATTTCCTCAATTTTATTGATTAACTTTTTATCAAACTCCTGCGAAAGCAAATCGCATAAAACACTCCATCGCCCTCTTTGCCATTCCCAAGCAGGTTCATTACTATCCATTTTATCTAATTTATACTTTTCGCTATCTCTCCATTCCTTTATTCTAATCGCCCATTGCCTTGTTTCTTCGGTTATATTGCTCATATTTTTAAGATTTTATTTTCTTCTTCCGACTTTTTTTCTTTTTGAATAAATGCTAATAACTGACCGAGTTTGCTTTCCAACTGACAAGGCGTTGTTACAGTAGGCGAATATTTCATCTGATTTGTTTTCGGCAAGAGGTTGATTAGCCTGCCAAGATTGTCTGGCGTTGTCTTTTTAAGCAACCTTTCAAGTGCTTGACGCTGTGATTTGTTTTTGAACAACTGCTCGTAAGAAGGATTAACTGGCTTGAATTTTTCTATTAAAAGATTTATTTCTTTACCAGCAACGCTTGCGTTGCTAATAGTTAGTTCTTCTTTAATATGTTCTTTCTTTAATGGTTCTTCTTTAAGCGACATAACCAGACCCCCCTTGCTACTTTCTAGACCCCCCTCAGCATTTTCTAGACCCCCCTTGTTTTCCTCTGGGGGTGTCTGACTGAACCCCCCTTGCTCTTTCTGGTAATAATCCATATTTAACTTCCAAATATCATTAACCCTATAGCATTGAACCCATTGATAACCGCCTTTAGTTCTAACCTTTCTTTTTCCCCTATCCTCTATCCATTTATGACCTACAAGATATTTTATTGATTTCCTTATTGATTGCTTGCCGGCTTTTAGTTGCTTCATTAAATAACTAACCGAGGGATAACAAATATCTTTTCCACCCTCTTCGGTTAATCTTTTCATCTGGCAATAAAGAGCTTGGTCTATCGCCGTTGAATGATTGAGAACATAGTTTGGGATAAGGGTAAAATACTTTTTGTCGCCACTCCCATCTTCTATTGATAATTTCTGTTGTTCCATAATTTTTACAAACTCAAAAGGAGTGGCGTTTGGTTAGGTTCATCAAGAAACCTTGCCCTCTCGAGCAACACCACTCCTTTGGAGCTAATAAAATTTATTAAATTATTATTTGATGATTTAACCATATTTTTCTTATCTCCATAATACTCCAACCCAGCAATCCTGTCAAGGGCTTCAAGCCCTTCCCCCTGTGGATAAAAAAACCAGGCCAGCGTCTTGCCCCACCGCATTACCAGGAGGTTGCTCGCTTGGCCCAGTAAAATAGAACTTAGCACTTTGCCCCCCCCCTGCCGTAGCATGCGTTAAATAAGATTTTTAAAAATTGTCAGGGGATAGAAAACTATCTTGTTCCCTGCTTTTAATCATTTCTAACAACTACGAACAGGGGAGGGTGCGTTGTTATACTTCAACTTCTTCCGGTTCTTCCGGTCTGGGGTCGTCCTCAAAAGGAGTCCCCTCTGCCGGAGCTTCCGTTGGGGTGTCTTCTTCCTGATTCTTTATTTCTTCAGCCATTTTTTTGACAATTATTTAATTTATATGCGTTTTCCTGCGACCTTTTAATCGTCATATATCAAAAAACTAAAACTTATTGTTTTGTGCCACTACCGTTAAGGGTGGCTTTTTTCTTTTGTTCTTGATAAATCTTCAAGCGGCATTCCGAGCAATAAGGCAATTCGCTTTTTTTAATTTTACGCCCGCATTTTTGGCAGAAAAACTTTTTCATATTTTTTGTCCATATCAATTTTCTCGCTACCGCACTTTACGCACACAGCGTCCTCTAATTTCAATCTTGTCTCGAAAAATCTTTTACAGCGTTGGCAATAAAAAATGTTTTTGCCTTCTTCCTCGGCCATAGCCCCAGAACGTTTTCGCTCTCTGTCAACGATATAGTTTACTCTTTGCTTGGTGATGTTATATTTTTTCCCAATCTCAGAATAGGAAAAACCTTGGCCAATCATCTTAAAAATATCTTTCATTCTGTCGGAGTTGTTAATCATATCTCATAAATCCTAACTGGTAGTTTTTGACTACCAAACTTGACCGCTTCTTTGTAAGAAAAAGTGAAAATATCAAAATACTCACAACCATATCTAGCGTTCATTCTATCCTCTACCGAATATACTTTACCGTTAATTTCTACCGCCGTTCCAAATGGTAAGCAATTATTAGCCACTGCCCCTTCATAAACCATATTTCCATTAGCCATTATATCGGGAGTGTCGTCTGTTTGCTCAGGTAGGTTATTATAGGCAGAAACCCTTGCGACTATCTCATATACCTTTTTCGGCTCAAAACCAGCTAGAATGGCAATTTGAGCGTTAAAATGGGGTGGAGAAATCGCTACCAGCGAAGCGCCTGAAAGGATAATTTCCTCCGTCTGTATATCGGGCGGTGCTTGTGCCACACCCGTTTGCGTGTAGATAGCGAACATTACCGCTAAAAAGCAAAATAAAGTTCGCCATTTATCTGGAAGTTCCATTGCCTTTATTTTCCCAAAAGCCAGGGGTTATGTCAAGCTATTTCGTCCTTGTCCAGCTTTCCTTTGATTGCTTTCTGGTAAATTATCTGATACAGAACATTGAAGATTGAAACTGCCCCACTCATTATCATTATCGCTGTGGCAATAACCTCGGCTGGCAAGAATGTCCAACCCCAATAAACCAGACTGATAATCAAGGAGATGACCGCCAGAAAAGCGACAATTCCGAGATCCCCGAACCTAGAGCTGATATGCTCTTTTATTATTTTTTTGAAAACTCCTATCACTAGCGAGGCTAGAATTGACCCTCCGCCGATAAAATAAATTAAATCGTTCATAATGTTAACTTAGTTTAGTTAATTAACAATTGTTAACTACGACCTTTGTTTTAGCCCGAAAATCTTTTTAAGAGTTTCAATGATCTTTCGCAGAATGGAAACCTGACGATATAGCAGTATCCATTTTTTCATCCCTCTCCCTGGGCAGGCGGTGGCTGATTTTTCCCAATGTCCATAAATGTTGTTATCAGCCAATTCATAATTTAATTTTATCTTTGTCAACAGGGGGCTGAGGGAGTTAAGTTGCGCTTCTGATGGCGAATCAATATCAAAATTGCCAGTTAAGGCTATGCCAAGTCTGCCGTCATTAGGGACAGAGTGTGCCCCCATTTCATTATCTCTACGGGTTTGGATAATCTCTCCACTACCTAAAATTACATAGTGGTAGCCAATATGATAACCGAGAGAACTGACAAAACCAGGCCAGCGTAATTTGTGCCAGTCATTTATGTTTTTAATCGTGGTATTATCACGACTTGAGGATGTATGGTGAATAATGATTTCTCTTATAATCATAAATGTTATCGTTTTACAATCCACTTAGTAAATAATAACGCCAGCACCGCCAACAACGGCACAATAAAAAGAACAGGCACTTCAAGCCTGCCCAACGAATAAAAGGTCAAGTCCTCTATCATCATAAGCATAATGATTTTGTAAAATTGTCGCCAAAACATAATCAAGTCTTTAATTTTATTGGGTATATCGTCCACTTTTAATTGTTTCAATTATTTTCTTTGCCAATTTTTTATTGCCAACCAATTCAGCAACTTTCTTTATATCTTGTCTCTCTCTCAGAACCTTTTGTTTTTTCCATTCTTTCTCCTCTTTCTTCCAATAACAACCCTCGCAATACCATTTACCGCCTGACCCTCTTGCACTTTGTCCATAAGTATTTTTGCCACAAATACAGCAAAGCCATTGAGGCTCTGTGCCTTTCTTTAAATAATGCTCGCACTTAGTCTTGTTTGCCTTGAAACTACTGCCGTCCGACTTAACTATAAGCCCGCACCAGTCTTTTTTGTCGGCTCGCCATCTATGAAAACAAGTTTTACATAGTATTTTTGACATTTTATTTATCCTCAAAAATATCTTTTTCGCCATTTGGCATTTCGTAAGTCTTAGGAAATCTGCCGTGCCATTTCTTTTGTTGCGGGCAACACTCCGAACACAGCTTTTTCTTGCTTCCCCAAGAACACATCGTTAAGGCTGTGTTCTCAATTACTCCGCACTTAGGATTCTGACATCTAAATAATGGCATATTTTTATAAAAATGATAATTCTCTTAAGCCCAAGCAGTAGGGCGTTTTACAGAGGGAACTATTACTTTATTTTACCCTCTAAGGAAGTGGAGTCAAGAGGCGGAATTGCCAAGCCCGTTGAGCAGCTCTGCTCCTTTTACGGGGTTGATTATTGGTTTCATTTTATTATTTCCCCCAATCTTTTTAATAATCTTTTGGCAGTCGGCTCGCAAAACACAACTCCTCTGCCAAGAAAGTCTTTTACCTCAACACACCACATTTTGTGCTTGTAGGATTTGTCGTTCTTCTTCCCGCTGACTTGCCTGATTCTGCGGATTTTGATTGTGCAGTATAAAAGGTTTTCGTCTTTGTATTTCATTTTTTGTTTTGACTCCCAAGAAGGGGCGGCAAGGGGGTTAACATATATTAACCATTGTCTTGCAGGTTAACAATGCCAATCCCCTCGCCCCTGGAGGCTATGAAGCGATAGTCGGTTCATCATCTTCCGGCAGCGGCAACTGCTCTCCGTCTTCTGGGAAAAAGATGTCTACCAGGACGAGCTTCCCTCCGCAACCAGGGTTTCGGCAGGTCAAGCCATCGTATGTTTCAGGGCTGTGGACAAGACCGCACCTCTCGCAGAGCAACACCTTAAGAGCCATTTTTCACCTCCTTCCGATTAAACTTTCTGAACTCCTGGGAAAGACTGCAGATGGGGCATATTTCCCAGACGGGCTCGGCAAAGACTTCCAGCCAATAGCGATATTGACATTTCGGGCAGGTTATTTCATACTTTTTTCTTTCCACCTCCTTTCCTCCTTTTTACTTTCTTGAGCCAATGGCAGGGGGTTTTTGCCTCTGTCCTTGCCAGGCATTTCTTGTGCACCTTCCAGTTGGGAACTTGGAAATGATGAAATGAGCACCACCAGATTTTCTTCAATTATTGCCTCCTTTCCTTTTTAAGGAACTCTATTTTCTTAATTCTGCCTCTATTCTTATTAGCGATGCCTTTATTATCTCATTGTCTTTTCTTAACTTTTCTATCTCATTTTCCTGCCGATTGAGGCACTTATTGTAATCAGTCATATGGTTTTCAAGCTGTTGGCGGATAAGGGCGATGTCTTTGTCGTAAGTGCTGTTGTTACAGGATTTTTTTCCCTTGAGGTAGCCAAAGAACTCCCTGATGGCGATGGCGAATAAAACGGCGATAGCTCCTAATTGTAAGATTTGCTCTTCTGGCATGGTGGTTTTAAGGTTATGGCCATATTTCAGTATAGCAATCGGCTTCCGGACACCAAGATTCTCGATGCCTTTCATCAGATATGCTGTTTACGGCCATAATGAAAATAACGAAGATAACTATTCCTAAAATTGTTTTTAATAAATCATTCATTGGCATTGGCGGAATAAAAGTTTTGTATCTGGGACATCTTTAACTTGACATTCTTGGTCAGGATCCCCTCTTTTTCTAGTTCATCCAAAAACTTGATCCTATCCTCTTTCGGCAAACCAAGGTCTTTCATTTCATCTATCCTTTGTATAATAACTCTCGCCCTCAACTCCACAGAGTCGGTCGGCTTTAATGCCTCAAGTGTCCGGCGCTGTTTTTTGAGATAGTCTATTCTCTTTCTGATTTCCGGGGTGAGATCTTCCCCCAAGCTGTTGAGGTAATTCAATCTATCGTCTTTGGTTTCTTTCCTGTTCATCTCCCGCCAGATTTCCTCTGCCTCATCATAAACCTTCAGCCTCTCGGTCTCAAGCCCTTTCTGTATCTCTTCTTTCTGCTCGTATCTGTATTGTTTTTCATATCCAGCCTCTTTGCTTTCCCTTACGAACCTTCTAACCATTGGGACTTGAGTCAACGATCCCCAGGGCGTTTCAGAAATTGAGTTGCCACCAACCTTGCCGTCCCTGACAACTCCGTAAGCTATGTCGGTTGCTCTTATTATATCCTGTGGCAATCCGCCGAAACTGCTTAGGGCGAAATCAATCTCGGCCGGAGAGACATTTAATATCTTGCCAACATCCTTAAGAACTTCTGGGGTATATTTAGAAAATTGCATATATGGTTCCGCTTCTTTCCTTGATTCCGGAACAATCGGCAAGCCCGTATATGGCACCTTGCCGGCCCCCAACCCAGCGGGAATAGAAACTAATGGCCCGAATTGACCTGCCAAGCTAAGCCAGGGATTTCCCCCTTGGTATGTTTGGAACTCCAGAGGAGAGGCAGAACCTATCGTGTCAGCTAGCATCTCGCTTGTTTTCCTAAAGTCGATGCCATCCGCCTTTTCTAAATAATACTGGATTGGCCCAGAAACTAACGACTGCCCTTCTCCTTTCATAATGCTGACAAATTGCGGGACTTTTATGGGATTTCCCGTGTAATCGTCAACTCCATCCACTTCCCCAGTCATTATTATCCAATACTTGTTTTTCATATAGGGAGAGATGTTGGCGTAAGACTCAAATCTCCTGTTGTATTCGTGCAACGCCAATGTCGGATAAACCGCAGTATACATCTGCATCCTAGCAAAGACTTCTGGGTTGGATACCATCGCCCTCGGCAAGTTGATAAACCCCTGCACCCTGGCATTTAAGAATGGTATCGCCTGGTTAAGCGGTCTCATCCAGTTTCCCATTTTAGCAAAGTCAATAGTCGCTTCCCTTGAAACGAAGGCGGCATCCTTGGGGGACAACCCTCTCTGCAATGCTTGTTTGAACACCCCTAGCCTAGTTGATGTTTCTACCCTGTTGTTTATTTCATCAACAATCTTGACCGGATTGCCTGAACTTAATGTTTTTGACATCCCAGCTCTTTCTAATTCAGCCAATACCTTAGACTCGCCTTCCTTGAAAATGCTTGCCCCATAACCGCCGCTTACCTTGTAAAGTGATTTTATTTCCTTGTCAGTAAGGTTGACTGCTTGCGGACTGACCCCTGTCTTCTTAGCTATGCTTTCTATAAACCCCCTGGCAGTCAGGGCGGCGGTTTGCTTATCCCTGAACTTATTCGGCAAGGTGAAGGAAAGATTATATTGGGTTGCTCCTTTCTTGAGCAACCTCTGGGGAGTAGTCAGAACCTGAAACCAGCCAGGGGTTATCGGAGCATCAAGGTTTTTGATGGCTATCCCGATATCCGCTGGCACTTGCCAGGTTTCCTTAACCCCGTTCCTGAAAAGGCTTATCGCTTCAAAATTGGCTTGTGGCTTAACTCCAGTTGCCAACTTCTGCATCCCAGGAAACAAATCATACTGTTCCTGTGCTTTTACAAAATTAGTAAGTATCTTGTTTTTTTCTATCACTCTTGTGGCAATCTGTGTCTTGGCGACCGTGGCCTCCAGCGGATCTTTGATGTTTTTAGCCGAGCCGATTGCCTTCATTATGTCGGTTTTAGAGACATTCAAAGACGAACTCAATCCCTGGGCGATTCTCTCATCAGCTTCCAGGATAACATTATGCGGAATGTAATTCGGATGCGTTTTTAACAGAACATTTTTGAACTCTTTACTGATGAGTCCAGCCTCCACCCTTTCCTGCAATAGGTTTGTGTTATGGATATAAACTGCCTGTTTTATCTTTGCAACATTCTTCATATCATCCGGGCCAATCTCCTGAGCCAGTTTTTTCAAGCCTAAAACCAAATCATCTAAGCTCTGCCCGCCGGGGACTGTTTGCCCCAATCTCGCTCTGTCTATAAAATCAAGTTGTGCCATCCAAGCAACGGCTTTTTTCTTTGTTGCATCATTGTAATTGCCAATACCGTCCATCAGTTTCAGAACCTTCTGTTCAGCCGAAGCGTCAGAAACTGAGGTGAACAATCTCATATCCCGATAAACTTTTTCTGTTTCGCTTAGCGGTTTCCCTTTGAGTGCCGCGATTCTCGCCTCAATCCTTTTGCCAGGAGCGAATCTGTCAATTAACCCTGCCTCTATTCTCCTTATCCCACTTATTCCTTTTAATGCTGTCTGGGCAATCTTTTGCTTAAAAGAGCTTTGCTCTCCAATGTATGAAAGGGTTTTGCCTATCTGGTCGCCTGTGGTCTTAGGTTTCCCGGCGGCGGTTTTCTCCAAAGAGGTCATCGCGCGTTGCCAGGTAGCAGATATTTTCGGGCCTACTCTCTGCCCCAATGCGTTTATGCCAGCACCTATCCCGATTGCCGTAGCAGCAATTCCTCCACCAATCAAAGCTCCAGTTTCTGCCGCCTTGACAATATCTTTAATCGTAGCATCTCTCTCGGTGGCTTTCATCGTGCCAAAAAAGGTGGCGCCAATCACCGCTTGCTTGGTTACTGGCTTGATAAATGTCTCTGTTATTTTCCCAACTTTTCCCATTTTGGATAACTTCTCCGCCTGTTGGACCCCCTTTACTGCCCTGCTAATTTCGCCCACGATCTTTGCCTCCTTGCCTAACGCCAATTTGCCAGTCTGTAAATATGGCTTATATCCCAGGGCAGACAACAATACTAATTCTCCGGCAGAAGCCAAAACCTGCCTCGTAGTTGGGGCTTCTTCCATCATATCAGCCACAATGTTAGAAAATTTGAACTTCTCAGATATGTCTAGATACCTGCTGGCTTTTTCCTTGTCTCCTGCTTGACCGGCTTTCTTATACTCATCTATTAAGCTATTCTGCAACTCAATTTCACGCTTGGTGGTATCTTTAGACAGCTTTTTGACAAATGGAGATGCTATCGCAGTGCTAATCCCTTTCGCTAATTCTTTACCAGGAACAGGAAGTTCGCTTATGGTTTTACCCATCTGGGAAGGAAGATTCTTGGCTATAAAAGGCAAATAAGATATCTCCTGCTTGATCTTATTTATCGCACTACTTATGCCGACTTCCTCTCTTTTCTTCTTTCCTGCCTCTATCTGTTTTCGCGCCTCCTCTTTAATTTTTTCCCAAAGGCTAGTTATTGCCATATTCATTCTCCTGCTAAATCTTCGTTAGTTAGACCGCTCGATCCGCTTGCCTTCACATACTTATCATACCCAGCCAACCCTTCCGGATGCAGTATTTCCCAGAATAACTTATCATAGTTAGAAGGATTTAATCCCTGGCTAGCCATATCCTCGGCTAGCACCCCCCAAAGATCATAATAAGGAATATCTGGATTAGCTCTTTTGTTTTCTAATATCCAGTTCCTGACTGCTGTGGTAGTCGCACCGACCTCTTCTTTATCTCCTCCCGGCACCTTCCCCATCACCACAGCCTGAGCTTTAGTCGTCCCATAGGGAACGCCCAGCGATTTAGCTTCTGCCTCGCTCAAGAGTTCGTCTTGCGCCTTAATCTGTCCCGCCAACTGCCCTAATTTTGCTTGGTAATCTTTATCATTCGGATCTAGCGCCATAATCTGTGAAGCCAGATCGCCCTGTCCATTCTCTATGGCAGCGGTTGCCCAAGATTGTGCCTGGTTAAGGTTATTGACTTTATCGTTATAAGTCCGTGTGTCGGCTTCTTTTTTAGCGTTTAACTTAGCTTGTTCCTGCGAGGTTGCGAATTGGTATACCTTGTCTATTAAGCCTTGCTTATAGTTATACTGATTTTGGACATCTTGTAATTGCAAGCTAAACAATTTATCTAAATGCTGTTGCGCCAAGCCCAAGTTATCTTGTGCCACTGCCAGTTGCGCTGCTATTGGAAGTCCCTTTATCGCCGCTTGCCTGTTTACTTCTTGCTGTTGCCTGCCCAAAAATGTGGTAGTTATGTCCTTACCCGACGCCGCGCTTTCCAGTTGCTGATTAGCTACTTGAGATCCTGCCGTTATGTTCCTTAACTGGGCTGACAAGTCGTTATATTCTTTTTGAGCCGCCTGCTGTTCCCGGGCTATTTCTTGCGGCGTCTTACCTAGATACCCAGCATATTCATCTGCCCCGCTTGGCGGAGTTTCTTGTTTTCCCATATACTTCTCAAATAAACTCTCCAAGGCAGACGAATAGTCCTGCTGTGGTTGTTCCGGGATAGTCACAGGTGTTTGATTGCCCGACAGAACATCAGTTGATATGGTTGTCGTCGGAGTAGCTGGTGGTGGCGCTGTGGTAGTGTCGGGAGTTCCCGTCGGCGTGGCGCCTCCGCCACCTCCCGTGGGCTGTTGCGCGCCGCCTCCGGACGGAGCAGTTGCTCCCGGGATATTTAAAGACGCTCCGGCATAGATCAGGTTGGGATCGGTTATGCTCGGGTTGGCTTTCATCAAAGCGTCTACGGTCGTTCCATACTTAGCAGATATCCCCGATAAAGTGTCGCCACTGACTATTTTATATGTCGTGGTAGTTGCCGGCGCAGTGGACACAGGTGCAGTGGCCACCGGAGCAGCAGTCGCCGCCCCACCCCCCTGCTGTGCCAACCAATCCAAGGGAGAAAGAGGGTTAGCTTTTTTACCTTCGCTTGCGTAGTATTGCTCTATTTGTTGCGGGGTTAATGTCTTTGGCTGTTCAGGCGCAACGCTAACCGCTGAAACTTTTGATTCTGCCGGAGCGGTGGGGGATACTGGCGGAGTAGCTGTCGGAGTGGACGTCGGTGTGGGTGTGGGAGATGATGTGGCAATGCTCCATTTAGAACTATCGTAAGTGTCTCCTTCTTTAGCGATCGTTGTAGATGTTCCGTCTTTATGTATTAATTTTGTCCCTGCTGGGAAAGATTTGTAAGCCGCATCTCCCGCAGCAGCCCCTAATATCTGGCCACCTCCGATAAGGGTATATCCTCCCTGCTTCGCGAGCTGCTCAATCATCTCCATTGAATTCGCCTGGATATCGCTTTTATACATAACCTCAAAGGGTGAACCCTGGGTAGCTTGTATATCAGCCCGCGTTCCCAACCCTGTCCTCCAAATAGGCTCTAACCGACTTTCTATGTCTGGATTATATTTCTTTAGCTCGGAAACAGAAGAAAAGCCCAACGCCTTCGCAGCCTTTTCTAAAGCCTGGGCAAGCGAGGCACTCTTGGGAACCTCGTATCCCTTTGGAAGTGGAGCTACATAATATTGTTGATAAATTGCCATATATTTGTGTTAGTTGATTATTTATGCTTTTAACTTGAGGTGGAAAATTGGGTTACGAACTTTATAGAATCATTCGCATCTAATATATTAAGCCAGGACGAGACGGTAGATGTTCCAACCCTGCGGAGATAAAAGACAAGGTCATTACCAGTCCAAGACTGCTGGATATAATAAGGGACAGCTTCTGCCGTGTTCCATTTTCCCTGAACAATTTGCAGGGCGATAACTCCGACAAGGTCTTCCGTCAATGTCAGCGAAAGCCCCAGCCCATTTGCGGTCAAAGACCAGGAACCGCTTGTCCCGCCTGCGGTAAGGTTGGTGGCGTCAGTGATTGACGGCAGGTTATAGCCAAAAGCGGCTGCACCAGTTGTTATGTTTAGGTTGGTGTTCGGTGTGCCTCCTGGCTCAACGGTGAAAAACACTGCCCTCATAACAGTTGCTGTGCCGCCCCCCTTGATTATTTCAGAAGCAGTGATGTCGGTGTCCAATGTCAAGGTCTTTGACGCTGTCCCTCCTGCTATGGTAAAGCCTGTGGCGAGGGGAGTCAAAGTTATCTTACCGCCCAATATAGTTTCAGTAATACTACTGTTTCCGATAACAACCTGATTATCCGCCGTAGTATATGCTCCATTTCCCAGTGCCATACTATTTACTGCATCTATCTTTTGGGAAGCGTGATAGCCAGCATTGTAGCCTAAGAAGGTATTATAAGTCCCCTCCGTGATTGAATAGCCAGACGATGCCCCTCCTGCCGTATTGTAGCCACCTATTGTGTTAGAAGCAAGAGAGTGGCTTCCCATTGCTAAGTTGTAATCCCCCTCAGTATTGGCGTAAAGAGAATAATGCCCTACTGCCGTATTTCTTTCGCCACCTTCGTTATATCCAAGAGAGAAGTTTCCTATTCCCGTGTTTCGGCTACCGCTTATATTATTGCCCAAGGAAACATACCCCAAAGCTGTATTATAATAACCGTTAACATTCATATTAAGCGACCAATCTCCGATGCCTGTATTATAATAGCCAGTGAGGTTTGATTTGCCAGCATACTTACCTACAAAAGTATTGTATTCGCCTAAACTTAAACTTTCCACTCCATCAACAATCACCTTGCCAAAGGTATCGTTTTCCATAGAGTTGGCAATTATGCCAGTAATCGTGTAATAAACCGTGATGCGGATGTGGTCAACAAGCACTTTTCCCCTGTCACTTACTCCACCTTTTTTGGCTTCTATTTCTCCAAATATTCCATTTATAATTGCTCCTGTCGGGATAGAAAATCCGAAGTTTGTTGCTTTCAGATAATGAGAAGTATAATTATTTACTACCCAGTCAACCCCTATAAAAGAAAATGCTATTCCAAAGTCAGGAGAATTTACATCTGATGCTCCCCAAGAAAGCCCCCATAAATCAGAATCACCGCCAAATGAGTAATAAGTGTCAGCCACGGTTAGTGAACTACCAGTTGATTTTTCATCACCGCTTATTGTTCCCCCCTTTATTATTTTGACACTGTTAAAATTCAATTCTCCCTCAGGAGCAAGTGTCGTTGTTGTCGTTGTTGTCGTTGTTGTCGTTGTTGTCGTTGTTGTCGTTGTTGTTGTCTCTGGCATCTCTTTATACTATTTACGAAGAATTGCTATACGCTCGCTTATGTTTCCTTTATTTTCGGGCTCCTCTTCGATCTTAATATCAAAATCTTTGAAATGTTCAATTACTTCTTTCGTGTCAACGCCTAATTCCAAAAAGCCTATTAAATAATTCCTGATTTTTTCTTCTACCGTCAAACTATATGGAGCTTTTGATATTTCATCATAAAACCTATGCGCCCATTTTAAAAAAGGTAAACAAAGTATTTTTCTACCAGCTTGTTTATATTTCATATGGATATATCCTTCCTCCCCCCCGAAACCTTTGAATTCTTCATTATAATGCAACCATTGATTTTTGAAGCATCCTACGCATCCGCCACCGTGCATTGGTATCTCATACGGGGTCTCTGGCAAATAGCGTTTTTTCCTTCCCCAAATTCCGAACATTTCATCTCGCCAAACTTGTTCCATTCTGTCTACGCAATCTACCAGATTGTCATACAACATAACTCCGTGAATTAAATCGGGACAGTTTTTATTATTTTTTATCCACTCTTTTAACTTGGTGATACTGCCAGGGGAAAACATTATGTGACTATCTATACATAATACAAAATCATCTTCTCTCGCATTTTTAAAAACTTGCTCTTTTGCTATGGCAGTTCCCTGCTTGTCGGTAAACTTTACATATCTAATAACTCCATTAGACCAGTAACTGCACCAGTCCCTCAATGCGTCGTCTCCAAAATTATCTATCACTAATATCTCACAATCAGTTAAATCTTGATACATCCTCAAGGATTGGATTGTCCACCAAACCTGTTCAGCATTTTTATAGCTTGGCATTCCTATTGTCAACATATTATATTTCTGCTTTAACGCTATTAAAATTTATTAAACTCATATATTTTTATTACCAACCCAATGCTGCTGATGCATACACATTATCACTCACCTTCGCATTGTCGGGATTCGTCCACGCCACAGTTCCGACTGTATCATCATCCGCCATTGTGCCGGGACTTTTTGTTGTATTAGTTGTTCCTCCGCCTCCGTCTGCTTTGTTATCTGTGTATGTTGTGGTTGTATTATCGTCAATCGTATCAAGCAAATAATAATCCGTCCCCCCAGCGGCTGTCCTGTAAATCTTTCTTTTAGTTACCGCACTAGACGTGCTTACTGGAATAGCGGATAAAGCAACTTGTTTATGCGTTGCGTCCGTGGTTACGACATTAGAGATAGTCCCTAATTCTGTTTCACCCGTATCGGTGACAAAAGTAATTTTATAACTGTGAGTGCCTACATTTACATTTCCAGCTACCTCTATTAAGGTTGCGGTGCAGGCGGTGGGGGCAACTACGGAAGTGAAGTTTATGCTTCCGCCTTCTTCTAACAAGATGTTACCTCCATAGCCGATGGTTATCGCGTTGACGGCATTTGTGTATAGAGAGTTGAAAGTCCCCGAAACGGCTTCCAAGGTTCCTCTGAAAGTGCCAGAGCTGGCTTCCAAGTTACCGTCTGCGTCAAACCGCCATCCCGTAGAACCAGACAGAAAATCAGCACTTTGATACCATCCGTTCTCCATTACGATGTTTTTCCTTGTAAGCGATGTATTAGAAAACTCGTCCTTGTAAATAAAAGGCTTCAAATCGTCTATCTGGTTCTGAAGGTCAACTATTTTTTGCTCAATTTCTTCCGTTCCCAACATATTTAATAATTTTGATTTAAAAATTCTGCTTTATATTTATATCCCGTCAATTCCGCCCCTCCGATCAATTCAATCCTAAATTGCATCTCCTTGCATACGGGCAAATTAGCCCCCGTGCTTTCTATATTAACCGCTTCGTGCGAGATGGCATTGTCGGCGGTCTCTGTAAATATAGTAGTCCAAGCCAATTCTTCATCTTTGCGATATTTCAAGACAATCTGTCCTGCGGCAGGAAGCGGAGAAAACTGAACTGAAATATGGAACTGCTTCTCCACCGAACTGTCCCCCCCGTTAAGCTTAAATGTTTCCAGGACCCCGGCTTGCGCCGAATATGTATTGGTCGAACTTAAAAAAAAGGTAGTTTTGTTGGCATCGGAATTTATCGTCGCACAAATCGCTCTTTCAACTGTATCCGCTCCGCCGACTATGTTTTCTAAGATAGTAAAATCGTTGTTGGCCGTTTGCCCGTCCAGCCCCCTTTCGCTTGAGAAATCCAACGTTTTATAGATTGAGAAAGTCATTGGGTTGACCGGCTCTTCCCGGCCAAACCTGGCGATACTGTATTCATAAAGCCCAGCATAAGTGCTGTCTGGCTTTGTCCCTGTAATTATAAAATAAACATATCCTGTGAAGGCTTTAAGCTTTGAAGCCGGCATAACATAGTTATATGTTCCCGCCCTATTGTATCTGCCAGTATAGGTAAGCAAGTTCCGGAATTGTCCCCCGTTATAGCCTTTTAGCTTAAGGGTTCTTTTGTTGGGAGTGCTTATGGCCACGACTATCATCCCCTCCAGCAGGGAACCGCCAGACACTGTCCCATACCCTATTTCAAGTATATCCACCCAAGTTGTCGTAGACACTCCGTCCCAAAGATACATCTTAGAAGCAGTCGTTGTTGAAGTGCAGACTACCGCCATTAGGTTCCCATAAGCGACTAGCTCAACAATAGTCTGCTCTGAACTTACTGTTTTCATTGAAGTAGCGACATCCGTTGTGGTATTGATCACATAGATATCCTGTCCTGACCAGAAATAGATACTGCCCTGCCAGACCACTCCGCCTTTTGCGTTGGCGACATCATACTTAGTTGCCTCCATCGTGTTAGTGGCTATTGTATATTTTGCCACCTTGCCGTTTCCGCCATCAAGATAAATTATGCCGTTATTCGCCACGAAAAGGGCGTTGCCAGCGTTAAATGTTGTGGCCGCGATAGTTCCATTGGTTGCGACCCCCCAAGCTCCGTTAAGAGCGTTTGTCTTTTTCCAAATAGTAGTATCCTTATTAGCGTTGTTATCCTGCCCCAACCCGTAAATATCAGTTCCTATTTGGATTAAGCGAGTGATATAATTATTCACATCATAAGAACAAGCATTCTCTGCTTGATTATTGACTACCTGTTTTAACGCTTTCCCCCTTCCTACTTCAAGATTCTCTGAATACCAAAATCCAGAAGCAAGAGTGCTTCTTATGTCGTTCAGAATACCCGACCAGAAATTTTGCTGAGAAAATTCTTTAACCATTTAACGGCTGCTTCTCGATTTAACTTGTATTACTGTTGCGTCTTTTTCTCTATGTCCGAAATAATCTAATATAGCTTGCTCGTCTATTTGGATTTGGGCGGCGACATCACCTCTTTGGGCTTTCTGCTTCTCTATCAAATAAGGGAGCGAAGCCAATCTGCAAATATATTCCGTAAAAAGTGAAGGCACTGGCAATACCTTGGTAGTGTCGCCATACACGAATGCAACCTTGTTTCTTTCAATGTAAAAAGTTAATCCGTTGGTAGCGCTGTAGCTTGGTTTGGGGTAGAGATAAATAAATTCTCCTGCTAAGTCGTATTCGTATGGAGTGCCCGCTGTTTTGCTGTGTTCTGTCATGGCCCCGACAACCTTGCCCCTGTCTAACCGCTTTAATCTAATTCCGTTGCCAGACGAATCTACCGCCTCAACTCTTAATATGTTTATAATCTCCGAAGCAAAGTCGTCTATGTTATATGATTGAGTGTTCGCCACTAAGTTAATCGACTGCACTGGCACAGAATCGTTATTTGGGTCGTCCCAACTCCATCTGCCGTCTGCCTGGAAAGCCAAGGTAAAAAACCTGTCTAACGCCGCATTTATTCTGCGAGTTTTTGATTTGGCAGGGTAGGAGTTAATGTCCGTATTGCAGAGGTCATCTATCTCTTGGAAGGCCCCCGTCCCATTTGTGACATCATTGAAATTCATTTTTTTGTTTTGTTAAAGTTTATTTTTTGTTTCATTCTTTTCTTTTAGCGTCAAAGCTTATTTCAAAATCATTTAAATGGCTGAAAATCGTTGCTTTCATCTCTCCATTTTCTACCCTGATACTATCGTAATCCTCAAAACGATCTCGCAACGATGGCTTCAATATCTCGCGAGCAAGCGGTATTATCTTGTCTGAATACTTTTGAGCCGATAGGGCTATCTTGTTTCTTTCAGTTTCCATTTTCTCTTTTTGTTTCTTCGCCTCATCATACTTGTCCCTTAATTCTTGCGGTGTCCCCTTTTTTACTTTGGCGTAAATTGCTTTCTTGACTTCGTCTATCTCCCTGATACATTTTTCCATTCTTTTGGTAATCAACCTTTCCTTCTTGCGGAATTCCCCCAAATCAACTTTTTTTTCTTCTTCTATCAAATTTTTTTCTATTTCAGTCATTTCAGCTTCTAACTTCTCTATTTCCACTGACTTTGCCCTGCCCTTATTGACCAACTTTGATTTTTCCTCTATGAGATTTTTAAGTTCGGGGTTATTTAGCGTTATTGTTCTTGGATAATTTTGCTCTGTCATAATTTTATTTAGTCTTTAATAATAACTCATACGCATTACACCATTTTTTATAGTTTTTTTCATCGTTAATATCGTAGTTTGCAAGCACATAATCTTTAGCTTCCTTCCCCATTCGTAGCCGTAAATCCTTGTTCGCTATCAACTTTTCTATTTGTTGTATAAACTCCTCTGTGTTACTTGCTAACAAGAGGTGCTTGGAATCCTCCAGGTTAACTTCGTATGGGCTGTCTTTGGTTGAGAAGCTCTGCCCGATTGTCGGTATTTCCAATACGGAGTTTTCAAGGAATTTCAGATTGCTCTTGCACCTGTTAAAGTAATTGTCTGCTCTCGGTATAATCACCATATCTAACTTCAAATTGTTCAATTTGTTATAGTATTCATCTACCTTCGCAAACGGATGCCACTCTATGTTTACCGAGCTCCAATAAGCATATTGTTCAGAATACAACTCCTTGTAAATATCATTTTCTCCCCTAGGTGGGACTGACAATAAAACCAATCTCACTCTCTTGTCGTTCTGGTAATGATCTATGATCGGGTTTAACGCTTCTATGTCGTTAGTCACCCCCACGCTTCCCGTTATGCCTATCCTTATAATGTCTGTTTCGTTTCTTTTTGGCTTTGGGAAGTAAAAAGGGTCTATGCAGTTCGGCAACACTACTACGTTCTCGTTTACCTGCTCGTATTCCTTTTTAAGAAATTCAGTTGTGCAGGTTACCAAGCCGGCCTCCTCCGCGAATCTATCAAGAGCAAGTGTCATTTTTTCAATCCCCCTTTCTACTCGTTTCTCGTCCATATATTCATTAAACTTAAATCCGTTATCTTCTTTCAAGGTGTCGTCGTTGTCCATCACTATCTTCTTACCTTGCTTTTTTAGTATTCTTGCCAATTCTAACAATTGCTTTGCGACTGGCCTGTGGAATACAACTATTTCAGCGTCAAGGGCGGCTTTGGCTTTGTTCTCTGGCGTCATTTGCTTCAAGAGAAAAGTCGTGCGGTCGCCATCAAAACCATTGGCCTGCAAAGGGAATAAACAACGCACGTTGTAGGACCCCTCTAATCCGCTGCCTATAAAATATACCTTCATTGCTCTAACAACTCTAATTCCGCCTTTTTTTCAGCTATTTTGAGTTTTTTTAATTCCTCTAGTTCGTGTAATCTTTGTTTTGTGGCTTGTATTTGCTGCAAGACAGATAATCCATCGCCATCCACAACAGAACCCGCTGGCAGGGCAGTAGTGCCCCCTGGCGGCGTTGTGGGAGGCACCGCCGGGGGCGATGGCGGCGTGTATTCTTCCTCCTTCGGAACAATAATTTGTTTCGTTCTCGGGTCTATAATATTGCCGTTAAAGTCAATCCGTTCTGATGTTCTTTCCGGGTTTGGTGAAATAACTACGGAACATTTTTTAGTCATAATCTTTTATTCTTAAAAATTTATAATCTAATTGGCATAACCATCTCCCCGTATTCCGCACCCAACCTCACGAGTAAAGGTGCGAAATGCGAAGCGTGAGGTTAATTTTACTTCGCACAATATCCACAAGATATTTAGTTCTCCGTCCAGATCGCTACCCCTGAAGTGTCCCTGTTTTCCACTACGCCGTAGAGCAAGTCTGCGGTTGTAATAGTTGAGAGATATTCGGGGACATAGCTGGACTGCACTCTCACTCCGTATTTGCCAGACATAGATCCGCCTGCTTTTGAGCCACCGCTCCCTAACGGAGATGTCGCCCAGTGCAAAGCGTCTTTATGCGCCAAGCAATTTGCCCTGCCAACGGTTCCAGAGATGTATTGAACGTTTGTCGATACAAGAATCGGAATCAATTTTGTTAATCCTCTAATGAGGTGATAAGTCATTTCTGCTTATCTCTTACAATTACTTGTAAGTTCGGACTGTCGTTTCACCCTTTTGGGTGTCTTTTCGTTCAGTCTCTGCGGGTGCGATAAATGTTATCGCTTCCCTCTGATTGTCCTTAGTGTTGTATTGCATATACTGGTATTACATCACAACATACCAGTTTATACAAGTTATTTAAGGAGTTTCCAGCTTTTATTAGAAAAGATTTTACTACGGCATAAATTCTACCGTATAACGTGGCCTTGGGAACCTTGCCTGTCGGGTCATTGACCGGTGAATTGACAGCTAAACTGAATTTGTCAAGGTTCTGCACCTGCTTCCAAAAAACATTCGGATGCAGGATGAACGCTACGCCTTCAGTCGTATCAATGTTCGCTCCTTCAAGCGCCGCGATAGCCGCACGGATCTCGCTGTCGGCGAGAGCCGTAGTTGAGGCTCCAACCGTGGTAGCAAAATTGTCAAACAATGATGCAAGTGCCACTTCTAACTTCTTGGCAACCGCATAACCGCAATTCTGTGCATACTTTTCTTGTATGTAGTAAGAATGCTTGACTTGTGCCGCCTCGCGATCTTCTACGGCGAAAGATGCTTCATACCACTGGTCTACAGACAAAGTAACTTTAGTTTCTGTAGGATAATTTAGGGTTACGGCCGTCGCATTTGATTTCTCGGTAGCCGTAAACTCTGTCATGTTCGGCGTATAAAGCACATCGCCTCCCTCGGATAATTCCGAACTTCTGTCCGTGAAGAATCTTGCTATTACCAGCTTTGACCGGTAGAAGTCGTTGATTCTTTCGCCCCATATTTCAGGCAAAAATACGTCAAGAGTTGTTAAGCTTTCTGTATTTGTAGGAAATGCCATTTATTTTTTACCCACCGCCTTCTTGAAAACTCTTTCGTGTTCCTCGCGAGTCATTCCTGACTTGACCTCCCTTTCTTCCGGTGTCTCGCCAGAACCCCTTGAAGCTCCGAGCTTGGCTTTTTCCTTCCGTTCTTTTTCTTCCAGGGTTGCCTGGTAAGTAAGGAACAGAGGATCTTTAATCGCTTCGGTCAAAGGAATCTCCTTACCCTTAGCGATTACTTTCGCCTGCTCGATCTCTTCGTCGGATAATCCGCGAGCAATCAGCTTGAGCTCTTCAGAAAGTTGTGAGTCGTTAGTTTTTACATCTTGAGGTTTAGCTTTGAGAATTTTTAATTCCTCTTCGGCCTTTTTGGCCCTTGCAGTCAGCTCAGATTTTGCTTTTAAGGCATCATTGAGCTTCCCCCTAAGAGCCAAAGCTTCCTCGTTGTTGTCGTCAGAGGCGTTACCCTCTTCCTCGGAGATATTGGTATCTTCCTCAACCTCTGCATTTGTGTCTGCAGCGACGTCTGTGGTTTCTTCTTCCATAGATTTTTAGTAGTTTATGCAGAGCTACCTTGCGTTTAACCGGTATGTGGAGAGCCGGTGTCCTCGTGGCTTAATTGCCACTTTCCAACCCCCATAAAGGAGCTGTGAGTAGTAATTATCTTTTTTTGATTCTTTTCGCCTTTCTCATTTTTGTGAACCCCTCGGTCAAATGATATAACCTAACTTGTTTGGCAGTATATGTCTTGCCGCTCGGACTACGATATTTTCCTTTATCCTTGCCTCCTGTTACTTTCTTAAATGGGGACATATTTTTGCCATCTTTTATTGTTTGTAAACCTACTAATCCATCCCATACCCATTTTCACCTATTTTCCCTTTAAACATGATACAATCTCTAAATGGCATACCTTTAAAATTATCTGGCTTGATTTATTGGTTCGTTCTTTTTAGGCTCTTTATCAAAAAGCTCTTCAAGATGGAAAAATGCCTTGTCTATTATCTCTTTCGCGTCTGCCACTGCGCTGACATCCTCTCTGCCGAATACTTTCTTGATTGCCTCTTCCTCCAAATAGTCTATCAAATAATTGCGGACATTGTCCTTGGTCTCTGTGTCTTGATAAAAATCTCTCAAGCTTTTCGCCATAATTATACTTTAGATCCCGTTGCTTCCAACGAAAGTTTGTTAGGTTGTTTCTGGTTAGATTGTCCGCCCTGCATCTGCATTTGTTCCTGTTGCTCCTGCATCATCCTAGATTTTTCAGCGAGAGCCGAAGTTATCTGCACCGGACTTATACCCGCACCCGACAGCTCTACGATCCTCGCCAATAATTGTGAGGCCACAGGATCTTGCGACAGGTTGGGGTTAGAGGCATAAACAGCCAAGATATTATTCAAACTCTCCAATGTCGCCGCCTTGTTCCTCTGCTCACCCGTTATATTCACTGTTACTTTCGCCTTTAAGTTCTTGTAAAATCCTTTCGGTATCTGGATAAATCTCTGCCCCTTGGTCTGTTTAATAAACTCGTCTGCCGCCTGAAGCCAAGCACCGTAATCCTCTTGCGTAAATTCCTTATCTCCTAAAATCATTTCTATCGCTTTTTGATTAGCTTGTTTTGCAGAAAACTTGTTGTCTATCTCTTTTAATTCTTCCGGAGAAAAATCATAGGCTAAAATATGCTCCTTGGTTAGCTTGGTTGCTAAATATGGCATAACCCAGTCTTCAAAAATCTCTGTAATAAATATGCCCAATTCTTGCTGAAGTGTTTTAAATACGCTTGATGACTGCTGTAAAACTGTTGCCTGTAGTCTGAAAGGCGTTCCCGACGGCGGCGTTTCTCCTCTTTGCGCCGAATAAGCACTAGTAGTCTTTTCTAGCTGGTCATACCATTGTATTATTAAATTGTTATATTGCTGCAACCCCCCGCTTGGTAAAAGATTAAGGCTTGTAATCGGTTTACCGTCCTCGTGCTCCAGAATAGTCCCATCGTCTGTTTCGGTTAAAAGGTTTCTGCCCTTCAATTTTTTAGAAGCTGACTGAGCCACCACCTTTGTCGTATATTCCATTGCTCGGTGCTGCTTCAAAACAGCGTCATTTGTCCAAACTTGGGCTTCCTCGCCCTCTTCCATTACTCCCACGCCAAATGCCCTGCCTGCCTTGGGTTTTCGCGCTAAATACTTGTAGACTCTCTCCGTATCGTCTTCCCAGTAAAGAGGAATAAATGCCTCAACGTCATCTGTCTGCCCGCCTTCTGTAGGATCGCCAGCGACATAATAGAGCTGATAAGAAAAGGTCTTTTCATCTTCCGGGGTATATTTTTGTTTGTCGCACTCTTTGTAAACTGCCTTGTTAAATTCGCCCCTTACCTCATAGACGGGAATTCTCTTATTTGCTCCCTTGCATTTTTCTAAAATCTTTTTAATGGCTTTTTTGTCCCATTCAGCCATCTTCGAAATCTCGACTGGCGTCATCCAGTGGGTTTCGATTATCGCTCCTTGCGTTATATTCACTTGGTCCGTAATGGTATTTTTCCATTCCGGCATTTCTAAATAAAGTTGTTTCTCGCCCCTTTCGTCTTTCTTTTCAACTTTCTTAACTAATAAAGACCCATGTCGTATTTGTGTGTCTCT